AGCATCCTTATCTATAGTAACGAGAAGATAACCAATACCCTTGGTTACTGCATCATTTATAGCATTAGTATATAGCGTAGACCCGTTGGAGTTATGCCAAACATAATCAGCAAGATCAGAAAGTACTGCCGCTACATCAGAATCACTACCTTCTACACCTATAGCCTGCCATCTAGGATCATTGGCTGTAGCATAAAAATTAAGCATCTCAACAACTGGAAGAATACGATTAATTGTAAATGTGGGCATTCCCTGTTCTTCCAAGGAATCCTTTTCATCAGCTGCTAGCTGTTCATCGTGAGCAAACTCATATCCTTTCTGATTTATTTGTTGCCACTGTCGTCTCGTTGTATTGTCTGCCAAATGGTACAATTGTCGAATCTGGGATACTTTCTTGTTCTGTTTTGCCATTCTTACACTCCTTTAATGGTAGATGTTTGTGACCCACGTCACATATTTCTGGGCAGCTGTACCCCTCCTGCGGACACTCATCTGTAATATAAACACCATACCGATTAGCTCCTAAAAATACTAATCCTAATAATATATTCCATAACACAATTCATTTATGTACTCCTCTGGTAAAAGCCCATGCTCCTACATTGAGCATTGCTATTCCCAATAAATGGTAACCACCACCTAAACTATATAAATATATATTCAATAGTCCAACTAGTAAGTTTAATACACGTGTTGCTTGGAACATCTCATCTCTTTTTAACCCAGTTTGCATGTTTTTCCTTCTCATGCTCTTCTAAGGTCTCAGCTATTTCCCTCTCTGAAGGTTCGTCTATCAAAATTTCAAAATCTTTAAATAACCATTCGGCTAACATTTCTGCCATTATATCTTTAACGCTTTTACCCATCCTATCTTAATCCACTACCTCCACGCTTACGGCCACGTTGCCCCTTTCCACGCTTACGGCCCGCTTCAATACGTAATTCCAAAAATTCGGGATTCTGAGCCTGTAATTCCGAAAATTCGGGATTTAATAGTGTAGAAAATATAATTAATTTAATCATTAGTTTTGTAACTTCCTTAAATTTTCGACATAATCTATCAATCTCTCTCTATCATCAGCTGTAGTTAAATCTCCCATCTTCTCATCCCATCTTGAAATACCATGTTTATACGTTGCTTGTTTTATCTCACTTCTTTTTATATCATCTATAAGCCTTAACTTTTGTTTGTTAAGTTTATCTAGGTTTTTGTCCAAATAATCAAATGGATCAGCAGCTTTTTTAGGAGTCTGAGTCTTTCCAATACCTACTACTTTACGTTCTTCCTTTATAAACCTTGCAAATAGATTTCTATACCTACTAAGTTGTAATTTACTCCATTCCTTGTCCGTAAGATACTGCTCCGGATCTGATTTATAATGTGGGCCCCTACCCTTAGAAACTATATCACGTACACGTACAGTACCTTCTACATCTCCCCACTTAACTACCTTTCTAAGTCTATTCAATGCCTTTTGATAAGCTTCAAATGCCTTCTTAGAAAATACCGACTTACCACCCTTTAATGTCATTAGTGGAGTAAAAGATAAATCTGGAGCCATAAGTTTTACTACATTCTCTTCCATCCACTTATCCTGCAACTCTTTATTTGTTGCTTCTGCAGTTTCCCCACCTTTAGATGCAAATAATGGATCAAAAGGGTCTGCAATCTTTGTCATTTCTTCAAAAACTTTTCTATCTGTATCGTCTGCCATTACGCTGTTATCCAGCTTCTAGCTTTAGGTTTCTGCTTATACCATCCATCTTTTGATTCATGTAATCCAGTTGGAGGATGAGCATACTTGCATGCATAAGCTAAAGCATCTATTGTATCATCATGAGCCATACGTGGCCCAAAAGTCATAATTTCTCTATGTAGATCATATTGTGTCTTTTTAATATGCACTTGACCTACCGCAAATCTTTGAGCAAGTATCTCCTGTATTCTATCTCTTTTGCTCATTCTTGTACCGGGTTTTTCTTCTTTAAACGGAATAATAAATTCATTACGTCTTCTCATTTCAGCACGTATAGCTTGGAATATGGGTTTAGACATTGAAGTATCTTCAATTGTAAAGAGTGTAGGCTTGTAAAACTTAGCATAATCAAATATATAATCTACTATTCCCTTATTATCTGTTCCAGGTACTCCAAGCACTGGTAGAGTCCTATTTCTAACATAATCAATCACATATACATTATTATCTGCTGTGACCGCTATCACAATAATAACGCTATAATCAGTATTTCTCCTAGCACTATCTGTAGCCGGATCCACTCCTACAAAAAGGTTACAGGGCTTAGGGTCGTCTCCATCGGGTATAACGTATGTAACTTGAGTATCAGAATCTTTAGTAAAAGTACCATCCCAATACTTAATATGGTCACGATTAAAAATTGAATCTTCTTCACTTTGTACCTCCATCATATATTCCTGATAGAACTTCTGTGGAGTTCCAGAGTCAGTATAAAACTTCTTCTTTCTTTCCATTTCTTTATGTCCAAACCATGAGGGCCATAAAGTAGTACCATCATTCATTAAGGCTTTATATGTAATTACTTTCCAAGAATAATCCTCCTCCTCCTTAGCAGCTTGTTCATATCCTACTAAAATCTTCTGAATAAAGCTATCATAGTGTACAGGTGTACCATTTATTCTGAGTCTTCCTGTTTTCGGCTCCAAGGCAGGAAAGACAACAGCCGTAACAAGGTTGGAAATCTTCGCCCTAGATTCAGGAGTAATAGTGTTATTCTCGTCTTCAAAATCATCCAATACAATAAGGTCATACCTTTTATGAAGTTTGGCACCACCACGAATACCACTAAGATTACTCTTAGAAATAAGTTTAGTACCGTTTTTAAGCTCGATATCATCTTCAGTCCACTTCCTTCCTTTTAAGTCACCAAAATAATACTTGATTTTATCATTAAATTCAATATGATATTTTATATAGTCTAAATTTGGTACAGAGATCTTAGAGCTTGCAGCTACCCATCCATAAAACAAAGGTTCCTTTGTAAAGCAGAAGTCATGCAGGATGTTACACTTAGTAAGAACAGTTTTACCGTGACCCCTAGGCAATATAATTGCAAGCTGTCTAAGATCTTCATTCTGTAAAGCATCTGCTACTTCATAATGAAAGAAAGGAGTCTCTGATCTTTCAAAATCATCTGGAAGAAAGAGTTTGCCAAAAGCTATTAAATCTTTATGAGCCAATTTTAATTCTTCTTCAGCCTTGGATACATTATGTGTATTAATATTCGCCACTAAAATATATCTTTTGTAATCTTGATCCTATGCTCTCTTCCATCCCCTGATGGCACATTGTACCCTACACCAACTCCATAGCCTTTTCCTAGATCAACATTAGCTTCTAAGGAAATTTGCTTCATCATATCATCTAACTGTTCTTGAGTCAACTTACCTTCTTTAAATGCCCTTAATAAGTTTGATCCCACCAAATCATAAATATTGTGTTCAATGTTAACATCTCCCTTTTTATAAGGAGTTGCTTTAGCAGCATTTCTTTTAGACCAACCAGCCATTAATAACGACCTGCTTCAGGAGCTTTAATAGAGACATTAGATCTATCACGTCTAATAATATCTTCACCAGGGCCTCTAGTCACCATTTGTGCTGAAACATTACGTGCACTTAATTTTAACTGCTCTACATCATCAGAATAGACAGAACGTAGCATTGACCCTGCCTCACTATAAAAATCAGGATCTCCTTCCCTAGATTCTATAAACTTCTCTTCTAAATACGAATTTTTAAGATTAGCCAAATATCTATTAAAATCCCAATCCTTAATATCTGATCTTTTAGCTTTATCTTCCTGAAACAGGCTTTGTAATAATCTATAAGCCTTAACATCATAATCTTGACGCTCTTTATGAGTTGCATTTATATTATATTCTGATTCAGTAAACATTTTATCTCCAAATACTTTATCGGAAGGCCCCCTTGTACCTGCCTGCATATTATCAAATGCTCTGTCGTCTATCTCTGCCATATCGTTCCTCTTGTTTTTTAGTTAATGCGGCCCACTTTGGCTGCTTAAAATACTCTCTAATTTTTTGTGCTGGGGTTTTCTTCACGTAAAAAGGTTTCCTTGTTTTCTAATTCTAAAACTTTATCAACAATATTTATTCCTAACTTTTTTTTAGCCCATACTTTCTTATCCTCCCTGGCCTCATACTTCTCTTGATTTGTTGGATATTCTTTATCAGATGTCCAACCTTTCCAGTGCTCATCAAGCCACCAATCAATAAATTTTTCCTTACTTTTTCCAGAAGCAATCCATTCATCGTATTTTCTACGGCCTCCATGTGGAAGCATAATATTTGCAGCCATTAAAAATTTTTGCTGATGTGGGTGTAATTTTGCCTTTACATCATAACTGCTATCATCATCTTTTATAGCTTGATCATAATGCCTTGCAAGGGCTTTTGGAGTAAGATATTCAGGCAGTTGAGTATAAGCCCTTGTAAGGGCTGTCATCCCACCTTGCCTATGACCAGTTTCAAATTGAAATATACCAGCTCCTTGCTGTGCACTTGATCCCTTTGTCTGATAGACATCGTCACCACCACTAGATTCTAAATCCATAATAAGCTGTAGGAACTCATCCATATCCTGTTCTTTTACAGGATCAATAGTCCGAGATTTATTGCTCCATCCAGGCGTAATAGTTGAGATATCCCACTTATCGGGCCTTTCATTTAATTCGGGCGACAGAGGTTTGGTTATAAAATCATATACGCTCATTCAAAAACTCCTTAATAAATGTAAAGCTATACTTATTATTGCTATCCATTTCCATAATCTTAATTTTACGACCTCATATCTTATAACATCTATAAGGATGGATCTCACTCAATTTCTTTCGGCCTTTCGACCTCTTCTAACTTTTCTGGTGTAAATCCTTGAAATAATGCTCCTGTCATAGTGGTAACCTTAGTTGTATTCTTATCTTCCATATCCATAATATCTGCTAACTTAAACAAGGCCTTTAGCTTGGTATCGTCCTTGTCGCAAGAGTCAATTACCTCCTTTATGTTACTAAGTACATAATTCTCATCCAAACCTAATGCTTCCATATGGGGTTTTAGTTCTTCTTTCATCTTACTCCTTACTCTTGATGTTTTAAAAAGTTGACCAGCACGCATGCCAGCATAATGTGGATTATTTGTAGGGAAGGCTTTTAGATATGCTCCAGAGAGATCCATACCTCCAGCTAAATAAGAGACAAACAACTCTTCTCTTGTAGATAGATGCTCTCTATCATCTAATCTTTGATTCCTTTCAATATCACCTCCAATAGAGTATATATTAACACGCCTAGAGGTATCCATCTTTGTTTTAGGAGAAACAACAAATGTACCCGTACATGTACCTACGTACGCAACTTTTCGCACTTTACCTTTAGGTTTAGTCATTGTTCCTTTACGCAGTATCTGGAGATAGCAACCATCATCAGCTAATACCCAGTCAAATAAAGCGGCTTTACGCCAATCCTTTACTGGGCAGACATCAGATGGTAATTCATCTTCTGATTCAAATACTGTATATTGGATATTATTAACTGTATAATGTCTCATTTATTCTCTGAGTCCGGAGCCCCCAAGGGCTTCGGTTTATCAAGCCATTCCAAGTATTCCTGTTTCTTCAAGATATTTAGCCATTTCCGGTGGTAATAATATTGTCTTCTCACCAGTATCAAGCCAAACACCTTCAGCCTCCATATCCTCTAACACTTCAGAAAGACCATCAGATTCTTCTAATTCATCATCACAAACTATCACTTTATAACATTTCTTCACAACTGGCCCTCCACTATTAGACAGAGTTATCCCTGAGAGGGAGAACCCTATTTTTTTGGATCTTTAACTTAAAACTT